CAAGAGATGTATTGTGCAACTGAAGCAGACATAGCCTTTTATGGAGGCGCGGCTAAGAACTGGCCCTTCTTACAGTAATGTAAGTCGAATAACCGGATGAATTCGGGGAAACCTTAGCAAGTGACGTTGAAGGTGATCCCGAGCGAAGCTCAGCAGGCGTGTTGAGAACGTGTAGAGACTAGATGGGGCGGTACGAACCTACCGTGTAAAACATCATTAGCGTCCGGCATCCCTCTGGGATGATGATATAGTCCGACACTTGTAGAAATACAAGACTAACTGGGTTCTGGTAAAAGCTACATCCTCCTTTTAGAAATACTAAGGCATATCAATGATCCTCATTTCCGAGGAGTTATCTTCAGGCGGCTCACAGCAGACATAACAAGACCGGGTGCCCTATGGGATGAGGCCAAGGACTTGTGGAGACCTTTTGGATGTGAGTTCAAAGACAGTACGCTTACGGCAATATTCCCATCTGGTGCAAAGATTAAATTCTCGCACATGGAAAGAGAGGATGATAAAAAGACTTGGCAGGGTGCGCAGCTTACGTTTGTTGGGTAAAGTCTTGCCCCTTTGTGAAGTAATTCACATCGAATAATCGGATGAATTCAGGGAAACCTTAACACATAATGGTGATGGTAATCCTGAGCGAAGCCTTAGAAGCGTCTAAGGAACGTGCAGAGATCAGACGGTCTGTAACGATCTTTACAGGTAATACGTCATTAGCGTCCGACATCCTATCAGGATGATGATATGATCCATACCAATTCGAAAGAATTGGACAATATGTTGACGAAGCTACTCACTTTACGGAGACACAGGTATTGTACATGGTCTCTCGTATGCGTTCAAAGTCTAAAGTAAAACCCTATATGCGCCTAACCTTCAACCCAGAAGGTAAAGATCACTGGTTGTATAAATGGGTGAAACCATATCTAGACCTTAGCGTTGGCATTCCAGATCGCTCTAAGTCAGGTAAAATGTTGTTTATGCTCAATTTAGAGAATAACATCAACTTTGCTGAAACTAGAGAAGAGCTTGTAAGCAAGTTTGGTCATAATATTAAACCTAAAACTTACACGTTTATTGCTGGTAATGTTTACGATAACCAAGCGCTTTTAAAAAACAACCCAGACTATATAGCCAACCTAGAAGCACTACCAAGGGTTGAAAAAGAGCGCCTCTTGTTAGGGAGTTGGCATGCAGCTATGCAAGGGGCTGGGTACTTTAATAGGGCCAATGTAGAGGTTGTCTCTCCAAAGAATGTCCCAAGACGACTTAAAACCATTCGTGCGTATGACTTAGCAGTTACGACACCTAGTGAAAGTTACCCAAATCCTGACTGGACAGCAGGTGTCAAAATGAGCCTGTGTGAGGACGGTTACTTTTATGTAGAGAATGTAATACGGTTCAGGGAGCCTCCTCATATCGTTCAAGAACGGATGTTGGCTGCTGCTGCCAACGATGGTAAGAATTGCAAAATCGGCATACCTCTAGACCCAGGTGCGCAAGGAAAGATTGCTTACCAGACTTGGAGTCAACCGTTGATACTTAGCGGTTACAATGTTATAAAGGCTAACACCAGAAAAGGTAAACTTGAAAGATTCTTAGGGTTTGCCAACGCTGTAGAGAATGGTCTTGTAAGAGTTGTTCAAGGGGATTGGAATGATGCTTGGTTCTATGAGTTGGAGGTCTTTGAAGGTGGTAGTAAAACTTTGAAAGATGATCAAGTCGATGCGACAGCCGACGCCTACAACTGGTTAATCTCCGGCAAAAAACTTCCAGATAAATTCAGATTCAACCCTGCAAGCATTACCAAGATTAATGAGATGCTATTCTGAATCATCTCTGAAGTCCATCTGGAGCTATTCATAAAATCTTTAAAAAGTCAATATTGACATTCTTTACATATTGACTTATGAGATTTGTGACCATATAATGTTTAATTAATGAGGCAATTGCAACAATTGTCAAGAAAATTAACATCTTTTGTAATTCCTATAAAGATGTGTCTTGTACAATTCCCGCCTAAATATTTTCAAAGGAAAGCGTATGGCTGATAAATATGTCCCCCGACAAATCGGGAAGACGGGTCTTCGCTACACCCAATCAACACTTTTGGATGATGAACAAGCTGCTGAGATACGCTGGCCTAGATCATTAACAACATTTGATAAGATGAAGAGTGATCCCATTGTTAGCGGTTCTCTCTTTCTTATCAAACAATACATCCGCAAAGTTGAATGGGATATTAAGCCTTACGGTGACCTAGAAGCCACCGATGAGGATAAGCGAAAGGCTGACATTGTACGTTACAGCTTGTTCAAGAATCTCGAAAGGTCTTTCGATGAAGTGATAGCAGATATTCTTAGCTTCATTGATTATGGATTTTCATTTCACGAGCCTACATATAAAATCTATAAGGGTAATATTGTTTGGAAGGATTTTCCAGCACGTTCTCAAAAGACTATCACTGGATGGAAATTTGATGATCGTGGATACCTAAAGAGTGTTGAACAAACCTATATAAACTCAGCTTCTGTAACAGGCTCCGTTAAGAGCAAAGTGGAGATTCCTTACAATCGTCTCCTACACTTTAGAACAGATGCTGAACGTAATAACCCCCTTGGTAGATCAATTCTAAAGAATGCCTATCAATCATGGTATATGAAGCGTAAGGCTGAATATCTCGAAGGTGTTGGTCTTGAAAGGGATTTGGGTGGCCTTCCACTCCTTAAACTACCTGCTGAATACTTTGCTGCTGATCCTACAGAAGATCCTGAGAAATACGAAATTTTTATGAATTTCGTAAAAGTTGTAGAGAACGCTAGAAACAACGAACAGGCTGGCATCATCATTCCTAGTGATGTAGATGAATCTGGTAAGCCTCTGTTTGATTTCCAGCTTCTGTCATCTAATGCTCCAAGTCGCATAGATGCTTCTAAAGTCATTGAGAGATACGACTATCGAGTTGCACAGAGTATGTTGAGTGACTTCCTCTTGATGGGCAGCACCTCTACAGGTTCTTATGCACTGTCTAACGATAAAGTAGGGACATTCCTACAGTCTCTTGAAGCGTACCTTGAAATCATCTCAGAACAGTTTAACAGAAAAGCTATCAAACAACTTTATGAACGTAATGGTTGGGATAGTGAAAATACCTGTGAGCTTGTTCACGAGAAGATTGGTAAAGACTCTCTCAAGGATCTGGGTGAATTCCTAGACAGAGCATCTAACTACATTACTACAGATGCAACTCTTGAGAATGCTATCAGGAAGCGTGCAGACCTCCCTGAACGTGATGTTCAGAATCAGTATCTGGAAGTTCCTAGTGTTGTTCATCAGGCTCAATCTCAACGGCTCGCTATGGAAGCCGCTGCCGCACGTAGTGGTGTTTCTCAAACATCTGTAGATGAAGATGATAATGAGATTGAGAAAGCCCTCAATAAAGCTATAGAAGGAGCTTACCAAGGAGAATCTTAATGGATAAATATGAAATTCTAAAATCATTCTCCAAGTTCCTTGATAAGCACTTTGGAGAAACTAAACAAGAGATTGAAAAGCCCACTGTAGAAGTTGTTAAGGCTCTTGATACTGAGAAGCGCATGGCAACCTTCGTAGTATTGAAGGCTATGAGAGATGAGTCTGATTACGATGCACACGGCGACTTCTACGACAGAGAGACTGTTGAAGAAGCCTGTTACAACTTTGCAGAGAATTGTATGAAAGCCAATCTAGGCCATCTAGTAATGGTTGATGAGGGCACTGCAAAGATTGTTGAGAACTATATCGTCCCTGTTGACATCACTCTTGGTGATCAAGATGTACCAGCTGGTAGTTGGCTACAGACTTGGAAGTTTGCTGATGACAGTCTATGGGCAGATGTTAAGGCAGGTAAATGGAATGGTCTTTCAGTGGGCTGTATGGCAAATGTAGAGGTGATTGATGAGTAAGGCTAAAAGGAAGCTCACCAAGTTTGATTTTAGTGGTGAAGGTGCTCATGTAGCACTTGTTCATCAGGATCAAGGTGGTGCAGCAAACGAATACAAAACACTTATTACCAAAGCTAAAGACGTAACTATTGAACTCTCTATGGAAGAGTTTCTGAGACGGTTCTTTGGCCTTTGGTGGGATGATGCAGAGTTTCTGGCAAAGCTTCTTGGTTATGAAACTGAGATGGATAGTGAAGAACCTTATGAGTGGAAACATGAGCTTGAAGATAAGGTTGCTTTGATGAAGTCTGCTAAAGAAGATTTTAAAGCTCTTGACGATGATGCTAAAGCTAATGTAGCAGATATTGTTAAGAAGCTTTCAGAATTTAGTAATGTCACTATCACTGATATTACTAAGTATACTAAGGGGGGTTCACCTCTTAGTGATAACAGTAAAAATCCTGAAGAGGTGAATAAACAAATGTCTGAAGAAGTTATTAAGGCAGCAGATGTGCAGGCAATGATTGCTAAGGCACTTGCTGATGAAAAAGCTAAATGGGAAGCTGAGAAGGCTGAAGAAATTGAAAAGGCTGCTACTCAGATTAGTGAGCTTGAAAAATCTCTGAATGCTTATAAAGAAGCTGAAGCTGAAGCTAAGAAAGCATCCTTTGTAGCTAAAGCTAAAGAGTTTGAAGTGCTGGGTGTTGAAGGCGAAGCTGTTGAATGCGTTGCTAAGGCTCTGATGAGTGCTTCTGAAAATGAAGATATGAAGGCTCTTGTAGAGCTTGTAGAGAAGGCTGTACAGGTTGTTAAGGGTCTTGAAGGTTCTGAGCCGGTAGGTAGTGATGCTCAGCCTGAAGAAAATGTTGCTGAAGAGAGTGGTGTCATGGCCGCTATCAAAGCTAAGAAAACTAAAGTTTAATAATTAGAGGTAATTAAATATGGCACTTGTAGCTACTCGTAAGCCGCTGCTGGGCAACCTTCTGAAGCATGAATATGCCCGTGACCACGGTTTTTGTCGTGAAGTTGTAACTGTAAACATTGGTTCTGATACTGACCTGTCTGTAGGTTCTGTTCTGGGTAAAGTGACTGCCACAGGCAAATACACTGTATCTGATCCGAAAGCTGTAGACGGCTCAGAAGTTGTTGCAGCTATCGTAGTTGAAAATAAATCTGTCACCGCATCTACTGATACTTCCGTAGCTGTTCTGGTACGTGGCCCTGCCATTGTTGCCAAACAGGCTCTGGTATTTGATGTTGCACACGATGCTGGTCAAACCGCTACTGCTATCTCTGAGATTGAATCTCTGGGTATTGTAGTACGTGAACAGGTTTAATTGAGAATTTATTAGGAGAATAAACAATGGCAGTTACACATGATCCCCGCAATGCTAATCAGCTAATTGATATGACTGACGAAATCAACCAGATTGATCGTCAGTATGCAATCTTTGACGATTCACTTTTTGATTTCCGTCCCACAACCCAGACAGCAATCCTGTTCGACATTAACGCAACCACCACCACACTGCTGCCTGCTTCTGAGCGTGGTAGCCGAGGCTCTAGTTACGGTTCTGATGATACCGTAGAGACCCGTGCAATTCCTCTGGGTTACTTTAAGCACTCTGATGCAGTTACTCAGGAAGATATTCTGGGTGTTCGCCAGCCGGGTACTGCTAATGGTATGCGTCAGGTTGACGTAGCAGTTGCTGAGAAGCTGGAGAAGATGCGCCGTCAGGCCGATCAGACTCTGGAATACATGAAGCTCAAAGCAGTTGCTGAAGGTAAGTGCGTAAGCCCGGATGGTGTTGAGTACGTTAACATGTTTTATGAACTTGGCATCGATCGTACTAACATCTCTCTGGACGTCGGTACAGCAACTACTGATATTGGCGCTAAGCTGCGTGAGATCAAGCGCACTGTACGTGCAAACCTGAAAAATGGTGGCATGTTCAACGGTTATGATCTGTATCTGGCACCGGATCTGTACGAAGCTGTTATCACCCACGACTCCATGAAGGAAGCGTACAAATACTTCGCAGCTCAGGTCAACCCGATGCGTGAAGATATTACTGAAATGTTCCGTACCAACGGTGTGAACATCTACTCTCTGGACGGCTCCTTCAAACTTCCGACTGGTTCTTCCGCTGATCTGGTAGCATCTGACACCGGTTTCGTTGTACCGCGTGTAGATGGTCTGTTCCGTGGCTACTATGGGCCGTCTAGCAAGCTGTCCCGTACTCATGTAGAAGGTGCTGTAGAGCCGATGTACGCATGGACTTACGACGATGGTCGAGACGAAGCTATTGAGACTACCATCGAAATGGCTCCACTGGTATTCCCGACCGAAGTTGCATGTCTGCTGAGTGTATCCGCAGCATAAGCATACTTTTCAAAGGCTGTCAAGTTCTGCTTGACAGTCTTTTATAAAGTGTGTTAACACCTAAGACAGGCTCCCAGCTATGTCCTATGGTTCTACAACATCAGAAGTTATTTCAAGTGACTCTACAGAATCTTTTGAGCTTCCTCTGAATAACAATGCAGACATCAAGATATACTTGGTACTGGTATTAACAAAACTATCACTTACGGTGAACCACAAGGTGAGCGTGTTCTTAGAGAGAACACTACATGTTACGTTACAGTAACTAAAAACGATAATGCCAATATCATTCCAAAATGTCTTGTTGACCTTGGCTGGTATGAAGGGCCAATTGACCTAGAGATTCGTGAAGGTGATGCACAAATTCCTTAAAAGGAGATTCACATGCCTGTTATGAAGTGCGTAAATAAAGAAGGTAAATCTGGCTGGAAGTATGGAGATTCTGGTACGTGCTATACAGGCCCAGATGCTAAGAAGAAAGTTGAAGAACAAGCTGCTGCAATTTACGCATCATGTTATCAAGAAAAAGCTCAAGAGATTGTAAAGGCTTATTTAGATTCTCTTGAAGATTAATGTTTAAGAGGGTGTCTAAAGAGGGTTTTACATGAGCTTTAGTTACGACAACACATTGGTTGACGAAATCTCTCAAGTGCGTTTTTATATCCAAGACACTGTTGAGATTTCTGCTGATTTTTCAGATGAAGAAATTTCCTTCTATCTACAGCGCTATGACAATGATATTAACAAAACTGTCTATGATCTAGCCTTTGCACTTTATGTGAAATACTCCAAACTAGCCGATGTAGAACACGTTGGTAAAATCAGACTGGAGTATAACAGTCGTGCAGAAGCTATGAAGTCTCTGTATGAAGGGATCAAGAAGCAGTCTGTCTTGAACTCAGGAAAACCTATGGTTTACTTTGGCGGTATAGATAGGTCGCGATATAATGAGGTGAAAGGTGATTCTTCCTTGACTAAGCCTCTTACCAAGAAAGATGGTATTTACTACGATCCTTGCAATCCTGATAAGTGGGATGATGAGGAATATTGCTAAACTCTGTGAGGTGTTTTATGGCTGTTGTGAAAGAAGATCGTAAAGCCTTAGACACCCTTCTCAATAATCTAAAGAAACTGGAAAAGAGCAGTGTAGATGCTGGCGTCATATCCAGCGAAAGGCATCCAAACTTTGATGGCACTGTAGCATCACTGGCAGCACTGTACGAATTTGGTTTTGAGAGAGAGAATGGTGATAGAGTTAGAGCGTCCTTTATACAGGATGTTGATTACTCACAAAGCATAGACTTCGCAACACCATTCAACAGGAATTTTAGAAACCTCACTAAGTCACATACAGCGGTTGATAATATTCTTTCAGACATTGGTGAAGAGATGTCGAAGAATTACGAAGGTTTTATAAGATCAAATTCAGTAGAGTACACAGTAGAAGGTTCTTATATTCCTAAATCATACGGAACTCGTTTGATTGATACAGAGACGTTGGTTGATTCTATCACATACGAAGTTAATATAGGTGGATAAATGCTCCCTCTAAGTATTCTAAAAGAGCCTATAAATGTCTACCGGAAGTCGTCTGGTCAGTATGTGAATGGTAGGTGGCGAGAAGGTGTAGAAACACTCCTAGTACATAAACACACATCTGTACAGCCTGTTTCGGCAGCAGACCTGCAAATGATCCCTGAAGGTGAATCATTGGATGGTGCTATAAGAGTTTTCGATATAGAAGAACTGTTCTCTCAGAATATTGATGGTGGTGTAGAGGCTGATGTAATAGAGTATTACGGTAGGCGTTATAAGGTTGTTAGAGTTGACCCTTGGCGTAACCAAATCATGGATTATTATGAAGCCTTAGCAGTTCTTGAGAGACAGAGTACAGGGGCTTAATAATGTATATAGAAGATTTAGAAGATTCTTTCAGAAACATACTCCTACCAGAAGTTCCTGAACTCACTAATATGATTGTTGAGAGTCAGAACGGGCCTCAACCAGACCTTCCTTATGCGACCTTCAGGATATTATCTCTTAACCACGTCGGTAGAGTTCAAAGAGAGTTCTTAAATCCTGACGGTTCTCGCCAGTTTTACCAGCACCTATCTATTCCTATCAGGCTAACCACTTACGGCCCATATTCAACGTCGTTGATGACAAAGTTTTCAATGGCTTTAAATAAGAAGAATATAACAGACCAAATGGCAGATGCCAATATAGCCTTTTCAACAAGATCTGATATAAGAAAACTCCCAGAGCTTGTGAATGCTTCTTGGCAAGAACGTGCTGAGATGATTGTCACTGTCCATTCTATGATGACAGATCAGGAGTTTATGGATCTGATAGAGACGGTACAGGGTGCTGGTATCTTTTCTAGTGCTTCTGGCACAACAATTTCAGAAGATTTTAAGGCATCCTTAGGAGTTTAAAATATTCTAAACAGAGCATTTAAACTGGTATGTCCAGTTATTTGCACAATCTTTTGCAAAAGAAAATATGGAGAACATTTATATGTCAAAGATTCGTGACATTGTAGACGTTCAGATTACACGAGCATCCCGATCTATCACCAGACAGGGTTTTGGCACACTGCTCGTTATTGCTGACGTTGTAGACGGGGTTGCCTCTAAAGGCTTCCGTGTAAAAACTTATTCAGATATGACAGCAGTTGCTGTTGACTGGACAGATACTGATTATGCTTACAAAGCTGCTCAGGCTTATTTTGGTCAGACACCTTCACCACGTTTCCTGAAGATTGGTATCTATGATTCTGGTACTGCTGAAGCCGATACTAGTTATAGTGATGCGCTGACCAAGATTGCTGAGCTTGATAGTGATTGGTATGGTGTTGTTGCAGAGACTCGTGTTCCTGCCGAAGTAGAAAACCTTGCAGACACTGTAAACACCTATGAACGCCTCTACGGTACTGCTACCAACGATTCAGCAGTTCTTGACGATCAGAATAACACAGACATTGCAAGTGTACTTAACCTTGCCACTCACGAACGAACCTTCGTACTGTACTCTACAGACGCTTCTGAGGCTCCTGAAGCTGCTTGGTTCGGTAAGATGCTCCCGACAGATCCCGGCAGTGCTACTTGGTCTTTCAAAGCTCTTGCAGGTATTTCAGCAGATCAGCTCTCAAGTGCTCAAGCAGAATCTGCCTTTGGTAAGAAGGCTAACACTTACGAACAGATTGCAGGCGCTAACATCACTCGTTACGGTACTGTTGCTTCTGGTGAGTATATCGATGTAATTAGAGGTCTTGATTGGCTTCGCGCACGTATGTCCGAACAGCTCTACTTCCGTCTGGTAAACAGCCCTAAGATTGCTTATACAGAAGCTGGCTTTGCCATCATTGAATCGGATATGAAGGCTGTTCTAAACCTTGCATTTGCTCGTGGTGTAATCACTGACGACTTCTCAATTGAGTTCCCGAACATCAATGACATTCTTGAAATTGATAAGGCAGATCGCCTGCTTCAGGATGTTAAGTTCTATGCAACTCTGCAAGGAGCTGTTCATAAAATTAAAATTCGCGGCATTGTTAGCGTTTAATAGGAGATTAAAATAATGGCTGTAAGAACTTATGATCCTTGTGATGTTGCCATGTCGTTTTTTGGCTATCCTATTACAGGGTTTGCCGAAGGTACTTTCATCACTGTAGAGCGATCTTCAGACACCTTTACACGGGTTGTCGGGGTCTGTGACGGTAGCCGTACACGTTCACATGATCGTGGTGGCAGCATCGAATTTACCGTGTTGCAGACAGCACCTATTAATGATTGGCTGGCAGCAATGATTAATGCTGATGAGCGAACAAAGAATGTCATTGGCCCAGTGATCGTTAAAGATAATTCTGGCAATTCAACATATTTCGCTGCTGAAGCGTGGATTGTTTCGCAACCGTCTGGTGAATTCTCAACTGACCAGACAGGACGCACCTACCGTATTGAAACAAACAAACTTGATATGTTTACTGGTGCATCTGTTGACACGGCTATCAATGAAGCTGTTAATGCTACTATCGCTGCCGCAGCACTTTTGGAAACCTAAGTTGCTCGATAGAGGGCTTTGCAGCCCTCTTTTTGGGAATCTGTTAAGGTTCCCTATTTTATAACAGAGCAATATACAATAATTATGAGGTATCGAGCAAATGTCTACTATCCCTTCTAAAGAAGAAATCATCGGTAAGGATGAAAACCAAGTAACCTATCGTATCACAGCCTTTACAGGAATTAAGTCTATTAACCTGTGCGGTAAGGTTGTTAAAATGGTTGGCCCTTCTGTATCAGAATTTTTCAATGAGAGTGAGGACTCCCTCACCAATGCTGTGAAAGTGTTTAGTCAGAGCCTTGGTGATGAAGATCTCGCACCACTGATTAAGGAAATGCTTTCAGGTGTAACTATTGAAGGTCGCCCTGTTAATATTGATTTCGACTTCATTGGCCCGAAGTTTTCACACCTCCCTAAACTGCTTGTATCGGTAGCGATGTTCAACTGGGGGGACATGTTTCGGGAAATCGAGATTTAAATATTCAGACGTTTATAAGTCTGAAAAAGACCCGACAAAGGCTACAAAGGTGCAAAGGATTGCATCTGAGAAACTTTCCATCCCTTTTGAGATATACCGGATAATCTCTAGTGAGAACCCAACAATGCCTAAATTACATGAGATAGAATCTTATTACACCTACGACATGATAATGGATTGCATAGAGATTCTTGACCTTAGAATGGCATTGGAAGAAGAGTCCTACATGGCTAGGAAGAAAGACCTTGATGGTAAATAACCTGTGGAGTTAATATGGCAAACGAATTGACAGTTAATAAGTTAATATCCACATTCGGGTTCAAGATAGAGAAAGGGTCTGCTCAAAAAGTAGAGCAGGAAATAAAGAGACTAAAGAAAAAACTCCAAGGATTGGAAGCTAGTGTCCTGACTTCTGCTAATAGAGAAGCTAAGAAGGTTAGGCAGAAAGCTCAGAAAGATGAGTATGACTCTCATGTAAAACTGCTTGATAAAAAACACGCTGCTGAGAGGAAATCTCTGCGGAGATTGAACGAGCTGAAGAAGCGTGAGGCACTAGCTTTCCAAAAAGAACAGGTCAAAATCTTCAAAGGAAAGGCTACTCGCGCCAAAGGTAATATACAATCTTTTATAGATGACACTATTGTGGGCCGTAAAGACCCTGATGCTGTCAGAATGGCTAAAGAGTATGCCAAGGAAGAGAAGGAAGCTGCTAGAGCCGCAAGGGAAGAGCTTCGGAAAAGTGCTAAGGAAGAGAGAGACTTATACAGGGATAAACTAAAAGCTCTTCAATCTCAGATTAAGCATCAAGCAAGCCTTGTAAGGGCTTATAGAGAAACTAACCAGCTCAAGAGAATCCATGCCCAGCACGAAAAAGAAGTGTTGGAAGTGAAGGCAGATCAGCTTCGTTATGGCCTTAAACAAGAGCAGGTTGAGGAACGTATAAATGCTCTCATAGCGAAGCGTGACACACTTCTTGCTAAAGCTAGGACGGCTCCAACAGGTGGCGGTGGAGCTGCCGTTGCCAGTAGGATAGGTGCTGCTGAAGGTGCTGGTCTACTTAGCGCTGCCGGTAAGCTTGGCTCAGGTCTTATGCCTACCTTGGCAGCAGGCGGTGCTGGATTTGGCTCTGTATTTGCTATACAGAGCATCTTCAAAGGCACTGCCACACTAGATGCTTTTGAATCAGCAATGGCATCTGTTTTGGGTACTACAAAGGCCGCTAGAGAAGAGCTGAACTTTTACCTTACAACAGCTAGGGAAATGAAAGCCCCTCTTATCTCCGGTGCCAAGGCTTACAGAAACTTCATAACTGGTGCTGTAGGTGCTAACATTGAGCTTGAAAAGGCTCGTGAGCTTTATAAAGGACTTGCTAAATTCTCCCGTGTAGCCGGTGTGTCTCAAGATGACATGAACGGTGCCCTTAGAGCATTCACACAGATTGCTTCTAAAGGTCAGCTGTACCGTGAAGAATTGCAGCAGCAGCTTGCTGAGCGTATTCCCGGCGCTGTATCAATGGTTGCTGAAGGTTTAGGTGTATCTACATCTGAGCTGAATGATATGATGCAGCGAGGAGAGATCACTGGTGAAATGGCTTTTGATGCCTTCATCAAGGGTTTTAATGAACGTGTATCTGATGAAGACTTAGCAGGAGCTATGCAAAACCTTCCATCCATGTGGCAAGGTTTGATAAACTCTGTAGAACAGTTTGTAATGGATTTGAGAGAGCTTGGTTCTTCTGAATCCATGAGGAACATTATAGGGAATGTTACAGAGTTTGTTAATGGCTTCAGGAAGGTTGCCGTACCGGCTATAATGGTACTTGTAAAAGCCCTCGAACTCCTTACAGATGTATTAGGTAATGAGTTTGTTGGGTTTATTGCTGGAGCACTGCTTGCAAGAATGGCAGTGGGGAAACTCGCTGGGGTATTCTTATCGTTAGTAACTAAAGGACTTGTTGGTAAGTTTGTAAGATCGCTTACACTAGCGACAGCAGTGTCTTTTAATGCCGCAGGAGCGTTTGGGGTTCTGAGCACTGCCGCTACAGCTGCCGGTGCAGCAATGAAGAGGTTCTGGTTAGCTGCCTTTGGCCCATACACCTTGATCGGAGCAGGCATTGCCTTGTTAGCTGACGAGATCGAAAAGGCATTCTCCGGTAATGAGAAGAGGTCTATAATTGACATTGTTCTCAGAGAGCCTCTCAATAAATGGATGAGTGATCTACTCGGTACAGATGTAAAGATATTCAACTTAATCTTTGGTTCTGTCCCTACACTAATTGCTGACAGTGTAAATATGATAAAGGAACATATAGGGTCAGTATTTAATGGGATAGTTGACGGATGGAACTGGTTGAAGAATAAGATACCGTTCTTGGGTGATGATGAAGATAAACCTTCTTTCAAAATCCCCTCTCTATCTTTTAATCCAAACTCATATCTAAACCCCACACAGAGAGTTCTTGGACAGATAAGCTCAGATGTAAATAGAAACTTCGATAAAGTTAAGAAGTTTGGTGTTGCAGATGGAAATGGTGGGGTGTTCTTCTCACAAATGGTTGCTGATCGGGGTGCCGCAGCTATCAAGTCTATGCAAATGTCCGGGGCTAGTGCAGAGAAAATAGCTCTTGCAAAACAACAATTGGAAAAACAAGGTGGTCAACCTGTAACTGTTAATCAGAACATTAATATTCAGGTTGATGGCACTAAAGACCCACTGCTTGTGAGCAAGGCTATCAGACAGGAGCTTGAAAAATACTCTGGTATGGGTGTTCAATCAACACCTGCTGGCTTTAACTAAGAGGTGTTGTATGTCAATTATATACTTGGTAACTCCTAGAGGTCAGTTCTCCTTAGATGCTACTTCTTCTGTTCAACAAACTTTCTCGAACCAGATTACCGAGTATCCTGTAGAGTCAGGCTTTGATTTCACTAAAGGTGTTATATCGAAGTCTGACTATTATACATTAAGCGGTGTAATCTCTGACTATCATTTAAAGGACTCAAGAGACTTTCGTTCAGATGAAGTGTTGACAAGTCTCAAGCAGATCAAAGAATCAAGATCAATAGTATCCCTTGTAATGAAGTCAAATGTTGTTGGTAATCTTGTCATTGAAAGTATCTCAGCCACTGAGTCTACAGGAACAGGACATGCTAAGGAAGTGACAATAACCCTAAAAGAGGTTAGGACAGCTTTTTCTGCTACCACAACTGTACCAAGACAAGCGAGGCAGTTAATCGTTACAGGGGAATCTGTAGCAGATGTTACAGATTCTAAAAAGAACGCTGGTACTAAACCTAAAGAGTCTACTGAGGATAACAGGACTTATCTGGCCAGACTTCTAGGAATAGGGGAACCCAATAATGCCGAGTAAACTTTTCTTTGATAATGAGTCGTCAGACTTTGAATACTCGACAACATTGTCAGGTAACGAATATATCCTGAGATTTGTTTGGAACACTGTTTCAGAATCTTGGTATATGTACGTAACGGATTACCTTGGTGATAATGTTGTACACGGTGTTCGTCTAGTTTCCTCAAAACCATTGATAGACATTTATAAATCCTTCAATTTACCTGAGGGGATTCTTGCTGTAGTGCAACTCAAGGAAGGGCAGTTAGAGACACCATCTCGTTACTCCTTTTCAGAAGGTAGTCACGAGATTTGGTATTTCACTGAGGAAGAAATTAATGAAATTACTCAGGAAGTATAAACTCACTATAGGAACACCCTCTTACACTAAGACGGATTATGAGGTTGTTGGTGGTGTTAAACGTAAGGTTAATAGTCGTACTGAAATCCCCTCTAATGCTGTTAGTATAGAAGATTTAGAAGTCTCATTCAACATTGAGAAATCCGACAATTCTTCTAAAAACTTAAACAGTGCTGAAATAACCATTAAAAATCTTTCCGAAAGCACAAAGGCTCTTATAGAGAAAGAGGACTCTGTAGTTATTCTTGAAGCTGGTTGGGAGGATGATACCTTTGGCCTTATTTTCCAAGGTGATATAACTAGCTACAAGCATAATAAACGCGGTACAAACTACGATACGATCATAGAGTGTGCTGATGGATATGTTGGTATTCGTGAATCAATAACTCACAAAACATACCCAGAGGGTACTAGCGTACAGGCTGTATTACTTGATTTGATAAAAGGCGAAGGCGGAGAGACTGTCTATTACACAGCAAAGGGTGAAACACAAGGTACACGTCCTCCGATAGGGCTTGGTTTCGACATAGGTGAAATGTCGGGTCTTGGTCTGTTTGAAGTATTTGAGAATGGTTATACAGTTTCTAAGCCAACTAAACAGGCTATTGACGATATATGCTACGCATACAGGCTGAAATGGTCTATACAAGACGGTAAGGTCTATGTAACAGACCTGAATGGGGATACTTCTTATAAATACACAGTTCCACTGATTTCTGAAGAGACTGGCCTTATCGGATCCCCTGAGGAAATTAATGAAGGGAAGGCTAAACGCAAGGGTGATAAAACTCCGTCTAAGGGTTATAGGTTTGTATGCACTCTTAACCATGAAATCATCCCTGAGTTATTTATCAAGTTGTCAGCCGAACAGATCAATGCTGTAGCTAAAGTTAAGAAAGTTACCCACAGAGGGTCTTATGAAGGAGACTCTTGGGAGACTGAAGTAGAATGTATCATTCAAGACATTGAGTAGGACTTATGATAAACAATTCCCCTAGCGTTGTAGACCTTGTAGATGCTCGGATAATGTACTTTCTGGGGGATTTACATACATCCTTACCATGTAGAGTGGTTAACTACGATCATACTAGACAATGTGTCGATATACAGCCACTATTAAGAAAGGAATACTCCAACAAGTATGTTGTAGAGATGCCTGTAATAAAAGGTGTTCCACTTGTATTCCAAGGCTCTGGTACAAGCCTTATATCTTTCCCTATTAACATTGATGATATTGTATTGGCAGTGTTTTGTGAGAAATCCATAGATAAATGGGTATTATCTGATGGTGGGTTTGTAACGCCCAAGAACGGTCTTATGCATGACATATCAGATTGCTTTGCCATACCGGGATTGAATACATTTAAAACACATGAGAATCCTAATCCTGATAATCTTGAGGTGAGGTTTAATACTAACACTGCTAATGAATGTTCTGTAAAGATGAAGCAGGATGGCAGTATTGAGATAGATTCTCCTCAGAAGATTACACTAAATGGTGCTGGCTCAACCATAGAGCTAGACTCATCTGGTGCTAGGGTTAATGCACCTAGAATAGATTTGAACTAGAGGTGATTTATGCCATCTTTAGCAAGAGAAGGTGACAGTGTTTCAACGGGTCACGGGTGTAGTGGTTCAACAACACTTACAAGCCCTTTGGGTGGTGTTTATCAAGTATATGCAAATGGTCTTGGAATAGAATGTTTAGGAGATCCTACAGTTTCTCACACCTATCCCGTAGGAGATGGTTGTGTACCACATGTGGCCTACATTAATTCAGGATCTTCCTCTGTATTTATAAATAACACCCCAGTAGGTAGGGTTGGTGATTCGGCAGATGCGGGTCAAATTTCGTCAGGGTCTAACAACGTATTTGCAGGTGGTTAATGAATACAGACATATATTTAGATAGTTCAACACATGACATAGTGTACTCTGATGGTGATATACGGCTTACTAGAGACACGTTAGAAGATGCCGCACAACGTATAAAAATTCGCTTACAGATTTTTAAAGGTGAATGGATACTTGATAATAGGGAGGGTGTTCCATACTATCAAGAGATTCTTACCAAAACATCAAAAGAGGCTGTAGATGCCATCTTCAAGGCGAAAGTGTTGGAAGACCCTTTAGTTGAGAATTTACTAAAGTTTACATCTACATACAATCCGTCCTCTAGGGAATACTCACTAAATTTCTCAGTGTCATTAACAAACGGTGATACTTTAACAGATACATTTTCATTAGAAATTTGAGAGGTTATAAATGGCTGGCCTTAGTGAAAACGGTTTTGAAGTAAAAAGATATTCTGAAGTAGTGTCAGACCAGAGAAGCAAGGCTGTTGAGCTTTTTGGGGCTGGTGTAGATACCTCTGTAAATTCCATATTGGGTCAAATCTCTCAGTTAAGCGCGTTGGAGTTGGCTACCCTCTGGGAGGGCTTACAAGATGTCCATGACGCTTTCAATCCCAACGCCGCATACGGTAAATCTCTAGACGATTTGTGCTCCCTTGTTGGTGTTTACAGACTAGATGCTGAACCTACACAAGGTTTTATAGAGTTTACTGGGAGGAATGGTGTCATAGTTCCTGAAGGTACACAAGTAAGTAATCAGGATACTGGAGACACTTTTTCCACCACAGCAGCAACACTCATAAGCACTGATAAAGCATACTCTGTAGAATATCAAGTAAGAAGTGTTACTGATTCATCAGAATATATTCTGAACATTAATGGTGTGGTTGTATCTTATACAACAGGAGTTGGTGAAACTGTCACTGACATCAGAGATGGTTTTGTGACAGGTATTCAGGCTGATCCAGACCTTGATTTTGTTTCTGTAGATTCTATAGATAGTGACAAGTTTGTAATAACACACACCATTATCGGTAACAGCTTCACATCATCTACAAACACATCTTCACTGTTCCCTTCTTCTGTTACATCTCTTGTTTACGTCAGGGCTAACACGCTTGGTAATATATCCGCCGACACAGAATCAATTACATCCATAGATACTCCAGTCAATGGCGTTACAAGCGTAACAAACCTCACAAGTTTGGTTGTTGGTAGAGATGTAGAGACAGATGACGAACTCCGTATCAGGAGAGCAAGACGCGCTCAACAAGCAGGTAAGGCTACACCGGAAGCCATTGCTAGAGCTTTGGAAAACTTGCAAGGTGTCAGTGATGCCTTTGTAGTAGAAAATAGAACACTCTCTACAGATGTTGATGGAAGACCACCTAAATCCTATGAAGCTATTGTAGTAGGTGGTGAGGTGACTAATATTGCCGAAACCATTTGGGAGAACGGGCCAGCAGGTATCGAGACATACGGTAATATCTCACAAATAGTTGTAGACAGCAATGGTGATCCACATACTATAAGCTTCTCAAGACCTGAAAATGTGTATATTTCTTTTGAAGTGGATTACCAGATTTACGATGAAGAAGTTTTCCCAGATGACGGTGAGCAGGCTATCAGAGATGCAATAGTGTCTTATGGTAATTCGTCAAGAAGAATTGGCGAGGACGTTATTCCACAAAGATTCTTTGGGGATATTTACAGAAATGTTAGCGGTATTGAAAACCTAGTCATTCGTGTCGGGTCAAGTAATTCCCCCTCTATCCCACCAGTAGCCTTCTCAACAAGTCCGCTCCCTATTAGCTCAAGAGAATTAGCAGATTTCAGTAGTGATCGTATAGTTGTAAGCGAGGTGTAACATGGCCTTAAACGATTATACAATCAACTATGAAACTCTTAACGGAAGCCCTCAAGAAGTTGTTTCAAAAGAGCAGTATCAGACAGAGATTGTTCAAAGGGTTTACAATCGTCTTTGTGAACAATTTAAAAACAAAGAGAATATTCGAAAAGTTCTTGAATACTTCTTGTTTGGTTTCGGTGAAATACAATCAGAATTAGACTCTCTGAAGAACCTACGCTCATTAGCAACCGCTAAAGGACAAGCTCTCGATGTTGTAGGGGCGCAGATAAATGTTGCTAGGGAAGGTCTACAAGACACTGCATATAGACGTAAGATATTTATCAAGACATTACTAGGTGCTTCAGAGGGTTCTAGGGAAGACATCATCAGTATCCTACGTCTGGAATCAAATGGTGAAAAGTTGAGGTATTGGGATATTTACCCAGCGGCTTTTCAGGTATTTACAGATGGTGTAGATGCTTCAGAAGACTCCGCCATCACCGTTAAGAGTGTAACCCCGGCAGGTGTAAGTTCTTATACAGAGGTTGTTGCATCACACGGAGAAATACCTTTTGTTCTGTCGGAATCTCTCCCACTAAACCCAACACTAGCTCTTGAGAATATGGATGATTATATATCAGAGCTTGGTCAGTTGTTGGAATTGAACATTCCTCTCGGTGATACCCTGTCTGTTTTCTACGGAGGGCCGTTCGGGGAGACTAATGTAACCACTGACGAGCCTTACACTTATCTAGGGAGTGATGTTGGAAACATCTTCTCTGAAGTATATCAAAAATAACGAGGATTCTTATGAGCAAGCCGGATAAAATTATTTGGGCCAACACAGATTGGAATGGCACTAAATACGGGCAGCCTAACAAGGTACAGCCAACTGTAGAGAAGGTAGACTTAGGTTTTGTAGAAGATGAAATCCCTTCCAGAAACCATTTTAATTGGCTTCTGAATAATATCCATCTATGGATAGATTTCTTGGATCAGTTTGTGAAGATTGGTGAAGGTAGTCCTGAGGGTGTTGTTGTAGGTGATATTGGAAATATCTACCTGAACACCCTTGGCGGGGCTGGTACGACACTGTATGTAAAAGAGAGCGGTGCAGCAACTAATACAGGCTGGGTGGCTAAGTAAGAGGATTGAATAATGGCACAGAGACAGATTACAGAGTTACCTACAGCTTCTACACCAGACGGGTCAGAACTCCTTCTTGTACGCCAAGATATTTACGACAAAAAACTCGATGTATCAAGCCTGTTAGCATATTTGCAAAGCGTTCTTGATGATCGTTATCTTAATGAATCTCTGAATCTTTCAGATGTAGACGCTGTTCAAACAGCTTTTGATAATATTAAACAGGTTGCTACAGATTCGTACCAAGGTGTTGTAGAGCTTTCAACGGTTGCTGAGGCAATTGCTGGTATTGATGCTACACGGGCTGTGACACCTGAAGGGTTGTTGGCAGCAATTCAACAGAATGTACCACAAGCTACGTACTCATCAGCTGGTAAAGTTGAGCTTGCTACACCTACCGAGGCTTATACTGGGACAGATTCTACAAGAGCTGTAACTCCAGAAGCTTTGAAATACACCATTGATAACCGTGAATTCAGTTTTCAAACAGCTTTAACAAGTTTATATGATGGGCGTTACTTAAACGAATCCAGTAACCTTTCTGATCTTACAAACTTTACGACAGCTCGTAGTAATCTGAATGTATATTCTAAGTCTGAAACAGACGGCAAGTATGCTTATAAAGCTAATAATCTTTCGGATTTGTCTAACAAAGCAACAGCTTTTGACAACATTAAGCAACAAGCTACGGTGTCATATAAAGGTGTTGTAGAGCTTGCTACACCTACCGAGGCTTATACTGGGACAGATTCTACAAGAGCTGTAACTCCAGAAGCTTTGAAATACACCATTGATAACCGTGAATTCAGTTTTCAAACAGCTTTAACAAGTTTATATGATGGGCGTTACTTAAACGAATCCAGTAACCTTTCTGATCTTACAAACTTTACGACAGCTCGTAGTAATCTGAATGTATATTCTAAGTCTGAAACAGACGGCAAATATGCTTATAAAGCTAATAATCTTTCGGATTTGTCTAACAAAGCAACAGCTTTTGACAACATTAAGCAACAAGCTACGGTGTCATATAAAGGTGTTGTAGAGCTTGCTACTTCTGTAGAAACAACAGATGGGACACGGAATGATCTCGCTGTTACACCAGCATCCCTAAAAGCGATGATTGATGATATGTTCTGTGGACAAGTAGCTGCCTTCGCAATGGGGGTTGCCCCAGATGGTTGGCTTAAGTGTAATGGGCAAGCTGTATCAAGAACCACTTACAGTAGACTTTTCAGTAAGATTGGAACTACTTTTGGTAGCGGCAATGGGTCTACAACATTTAACCTCCCAGACCTTCGTGGTGAGTTTGTCAGGGGATTTGATGATGGTAGAGGTGCAGATTCTCAACGAATATTAGGGTCTTTTCAAGACGCTAGTATGGAGAACCACTATCACGGTACAGGTTCGTTCACTGCAACTACAAATGATGATATAAAACTCATTTTAAGGAATTGGTCAGGATCTACTTATACAACTAGACAGGTTTATGGAGATGCTGGTAATAGTTCAAAATCTTCAACTTCTGGTGGTTCTTCTAGTGTAGCAACCGCAACAAGCACTAATTTTTCAGAAGGTAGTGGTGAAACACGCCCCCGTAACGTGGCCCTCCTTTACTGTATCAAATATTAATTTGGAGAATATTATAGATGGCTTCTATACCAAAATTTACAAACAATTTCTCCACAACCCTTACACAGAACGCGTCAATCTCCTCTGACAAACTTTACCTAGATGTTGTGGATGGTCTACCTGATATTTCTGGAGGCAACTTTTGCAGGCTCACGGTTAAGCGTCTTTCAGATGGTGCTAAAGAGATTGTAAAGGTTACAGCAATTGACAACATTTCTCGCTATGTATCTGTTGATCGTGGTGATGAAGGTACAACCCCTCTAGCATTCGTTGTTGGTGATGAAGTACAGCTTCGCTTAACAGCAGAGCCTTTGAATTATGTTGTAGAGGAAGTTGACAGGCTTACTACAGCGGAACCTAATCTATTACAAGCCGCTCAAGAGGCTCTTGATAGTGCTGACGCAGCAAGTATTTCAGAAGCAAATGCACTAGCATCTGAACAGGCCGCTGAAGGGTATGCTGTTAATGCTTTAGCTTCAGAACAGGCCGCTGCAACATCTGCTTCAAATG